ATGGCTTGATACATCGGAATCCATGATTGTTCGAAAGATGCGTAATAATGCAATCAAAAAGCATCCAAAAGACCTTAATGCTATTGCAAAACAGTCTCTTATGCAGATGGATGAAACTTATCAGCAGACGCAGGAAGAAATTGCGGAAAATGCCAATTCAGAGCCATTTGTCGTAGCTGAATCCGAAGTTATTGAGACCGGGAGCGAAGTAGTTGAACCACAGCCAGAAAAAGTAGCCGGAGAAGTCGTTGAGAATGACGAAAGCGTACCGGACTTTATGAAAGATTAGAGGTGGATGTATGAGAGTTATATCACAGGACGGCACATTGGATTTTCCGTACGAAAATAGCATTGTTTTTATTGATACAAGGGCGAAAGAAGCAGCATTTGTCCGGATGCAGGCAATCGGAGACAATGAGACTTCAATAACAGCTAAATATTCCACGGAAGAAAAAGCAAAGAAAGCCATGGAAATGCTTAGATATGCATATATCGGTATGCCTATCGTAATGCAGAATGTTGATGTTTCGGAAGATGTGGCAAAGAAATTTGAAAGATTAAAGAAATGCGGTATTATGGTGCAAACAGAAAATCAGCCGTCAAAAATAGAATGCA